CCTTTCATGTATTTTAGACATCGACACGGATATCGAAATATCACAGTTCGGTAATTCACTTATAAAGAATGGTTTTAGCGCTGGACATATTATAACGATATTCTCAGGTGAACCAACAGAACAAGAAAAGGAATCCATCAATGACCGCTTATTAGAGGCTTCAACGGGTTCAAATCAAGCTGGTAAGGTATTAGTATCCTTTGCACCAAAAGACGGTAAAGGGGCTGAAATCACTTCCGTTAACGTATCGGATTTAGACAAACAATACCAAGAAATAAGCAAAAGAAACTTACAAAAAATCTTAACAGGTCATAACGTACCTGGTGTTCTTTTTAAAATCCAAACAGAGGGTAAATTAGGTCAACGTAACGAACTAATCGAAGCGCATGAGTTATTTATTAACGAGTACGCAAAGCCTGAGCAGATGCCTTTTAATGAGCTTTTAAAGAAGTCATATAAAGCACGTTCCGGTCAAGATGTAGATTTTGAGATTAAACAATTCGAGCCTATTGGTTTAGAATTACCTTTGGACAATCAAAATATTATTAACTTATTACCTAAAGAAGTAGTTGTTGATTATATAGTTAAAAAATATGGATTAGATTTAAATACTTCTGTTACTCAACCTACCAACGTACAGCCAGTTACTCAAGTTAACGAAGCTTTAAAAGGTTTAACAGGTAGACAGATGCAAAACCTAATGAGAATAGTTAGGAAGCATGAAAGAGGGGAATTAAGCAAGGACCAAGCCTTAGTATTAATTAAAGGAGGTTTTGGGGTTACTGATTCCGAAGCTATGACTTTATTAAACGCTGCCGAAGATGTTAAATTCGCACTTCAAACCAAAGAGCAAAAATTCTTTGAATTAATTAACAAATACGGTGTTGAATTTAGCGATGACCAAGTTTTAGAAATCGAAGATAACAGGGTACAATTAGCTGAAGGATTTAACCTTAATTCTTTACGTAATTCAATTTTAAACATATTTAAAGGTAATCCCGATACTGAATCAAGCTTTTTAAAAAGGCTCTTTGGAATAGGCTCTAATGACGTAAATAAGCAAATTGATTGGTTAGAGAAAAAAGGGTTAGTAGAAAAAAAAGACGGTTCATACTATCCAACCGAAAAGGCTTTAAATAAAGAAACCAACGAAATAGACTCAGAGGTTGTAACGCTTTATACTTATGAAAAGCGTGAAGATGTTGACGGACCAACAATAAAAGACACCACCCGACAATTCTGTAGGGATATGTATAATAACACTCACAGAGGTGGTAAAAAAGTAGGATTAAGTTACGAAATGATTGATAACATCTCTAATGAGTTTGGCGAGAACGCTTGGGATTATAGAGGTGGTTGGTATAATGATGGAACAGAAACAACACCTTGGTGTAGACACGTGTGGCAAGGGCAAACAATTTTAAGAAAAAAATAATGGCACTCTGGATAGGACAAGAATACTTAAAAAGCAAATCAGTAATAAATGATAATGCTGATTTTCAAATATTAAAACCAATAATACAAGCGGTTCAGGATTTATTTATTGAACCTATTTTAGGCACTAAACTTTACAAACAAATAGATACTCAGATTACAAATAACACTTTAACAGCAGCCAATCAAACACTACTTAACGATTATATTCTTAAGTGTATGTTATGGTACGTAATGGCTGAAAGTTCTAAGGTGTTTAAGTTTAGATATACTAACAAAGGTATAGTAGTTAAAACAGGCGAAAACTCCGAAGCTATAAGCACGGATGATTTGAAATTCATAGTAGATGATTGGAAAAATTATGCTGAGGTATACGCTGAAAAAACTATAAACTATATCGTACAAAACGAAAGCAGCTATCCTGAATATTCTAACAATAACGGAGTGGATGAAATACTACCTAAGGGTAGTGGTTTCGATTCTCCATTTTATTTACCTGATCCATTTGTTAAGAACTGGAAGGATAGAAAAAACGCAGGAAACTTTTAATGAATAAAACGGATAAAAAAATAATCGAGTATCTTTTAAAAACTAAATTGAGTGCTTACATTAAACCAGATAGTCAAGAAGTTAGAAACATTCGCAAACGACCACAAGCAACTAAGCGGTAATTTTCTCTTTGGTCATTTTTACGATTACGTAGCGAATAAGTCAGAGCATTACCCTGCTATGATTGTTTATTTACAGCCTAACCAATTATCCGAAAATACAGATACATATACTTTTCAAATTACAATTTGTGACCGTTTAAAAAAGGATGATACTAACGAAATCGAAGTGCTAAGTGATACTAACTTAATTGCAAAAGATTTAATAACATACTTTAAGAACTCACCAACGGAACGAGATGTAATAATAAATACTTCAGTTACTTTAAACGACTTTTCAGATAGAGAAGATTCGGAAACCGCTGGATACTTTTTTGATATAACATTTAGACAAAATTTTGATTATAACTATTGCGACATACCACTATGATAACTAAAACAACTATAACACGTCCAAACGATACCACTGCATACGCTACCGGAGATGTAATAAATGCGAGTGGCTCAACAACTCCTATTTTATTGGATTTAGGAAAACTTACAAATAATTCATTTGTATTTCAAACACATTTAATAAGCTCAAACGCTTCAAGCACACCAAGTATTGATGTTTACTTTTTTAGTGCATCTTTTACTATTGCTGCTGATAACGCTGCTTTGGCTCCAAGTGCTGCTAACTTAGGTACTTATTTAGGTAAAATCAGTCACACCTCATGGACTGCATTTTCTAATGGTAAGATATCAAGTGCAAAAGCTGATGCTCCGATAGGACTTCAGGCCATAAGTCAGTACTCAGGTGGAACAACTTTAACAACTGATTCAGCTTATATTTACGCTGTATTGGTGGCTGCCGGAGCATACACACCAACTGCTAACGAACAAATCACTTTAAAGGTAGACGTTGATTAATGAGGTTACAGCCTGTTAATTTATTCGGTACTAAGAAACAATCGGGGATTGGGAATATATGGTTCTCAGTCCCTGAATTTATTACATTATCGGATACAACTCCGTCGGCTGGATTTACAATTAACGGTGAGAACTTGCCACTAAATGGTACGGTTCAGGTAACATGTTCAGATAATTTAGAAGTAACGGACTTTTTAGCCGGATATCCTCCTGTATGGAGTTCAACTCTAACTATCCCATATCAAGGTTATAACTTAGCGACTGCTCCCGTAGCTGGTAATAAATGTTATCAAGTTAGATTAAAGCCTAATCAAGCTTATAACGTATATAACGAAACTTTAACTTGCACAGTTGGTAGTGTTACTTCGACTTTAAATTGCACAGGAACCACTAATTTTAATTTAAATAACTTAGCTGTTTATTTAGACGCTTCAAATACTGATTCTTATTCCGGTACTACTTGGAATAATTTAGTTGCTTATAACCCAAGATTAACAAATACAGGAGCTACATTTAGTTCTTTAAACTATGGTAGTTTTTCTTTATCAGGTAGTAATTATTTAAGTGGAGTATATAACGACCCTTTCACGGACTTTACTTGTATGATTTGGTTTAAGTGTACAAGCATAAATGCAAGTCAAACATTATTAACTTTTGGTAAAACATCAAGTCCTTTTGCTTTTATTGAAACTCAATTAAATGCTGCAAATAACTCCGCTATTTTTAATTATTGGAATGGCACAGGTTCTAAAAATTCTTACATACCTGAAACTACTCCGAATGGAGATTATAACGATGGTACTTGGCATTCATACGTAGTAACAAGGAGTGTAACAAATTCGCCTTACACTGAACATTATGTTGACGGAGTATTAATAACCACTACATTAAGGAATGGCGACCAAACTGAAACATGGGGAGGTTTACCCGGTCAATTAACCTTAGGTGTTAACTATATAGGTAACATCTCACTAATTAAATTATTTAAAAGAGTTTTAACATCTACTGAAATTCTTTACGAACATAACATTTATAAAAATAGGTATTTATGAGAAAAACTTTAAAGGTTGTTGCATTTGGTGGAAAACCTACTGATGTTGATGCACAAGCATTTATAACAGCCGCAGGAATAACAGACAGTACACAAAAAACAGCCATTAATACTTTAGTAACTGATTTGAAAACATATTCTATTTGGAATAAGATGAAAGCGGTTTATCCGATGGTAGGTGGTAGTGCAACTGCTCATAAATGGAATTTAAAAGACCCAAGAGATTTAGATGCTGCATATAGATTGACATTTTATGGTGGATTGACACATAGCTCAAATGGAGTGTTGCCTAATGGCACTACAGGGTATGCTAATACCTTTTTAAATAGCTTTAATGTGATAAAATCTGCTGGACATATAAGTTTTTATTCGAGAACACAAACAATATCAAATAATCAAGTAGATATTGGGAGTGGTTATAATGGTGGTGCTAGTGCTTGTATTATTTATAACACAAGTAGCATATGTCAAGGTTATTATGGTTCGGGGTCATACTATACTGAACAAAATATAAGTGATAAAAGAGGTAATATTATATTATCAAAAATGAATTCTACAAGCTTAAAACTTTATAACAATGGAATTTTAGTAAGTTCAAACATTCAAGGTAATGCTACAGATGCTCCTAATTATTATATATCAATTTTTGCTTATAATCTTGATGGAACTAATATACTTTTTTCAACAAAACAATGCGCCTTTGCTACAATAGGTGACGGATTAACTGATACCGAAGCTGCTAATCTTTATACCTCTATACAAAAATTTCAAACTACATTGAATAGATTTGTAGGTACTCCTATTTATCCTTCGTTTGATTCCGATGCTCAGTCCTTTATGACATCCGCAAGCATAACAGATAGCACACAACAAGCTGCTGTTAATTATTTAGTAACTGACTTAAAATCTAATAACCTTTGGACTAAAATGAAAGCGGTTTATCCGATGGTTGGAGGTAATGCTACAAGTCACTCATATAATCTTAAAAACCCTTCACAATTCCAAATAACTTGGAATGGTGGTTTAACACATAGTTCAAATGGAGTTTTACCAAACGGAACAACTGGTTATGGAAATACTAATTTTAATCCAAGCTCTAATATAACAACAAACAGCGCACACCATTCATTCTATTTTAGAACAAGTTTATCAATAGGAAGAAGTGCCTCAATAGGTATTGCAAATATGTCATTAGCTCCTTATAGTTTTAATATTGGATGGGTTAATGATATGTTTGACGGTTCGGCATCTCGTATTGCTGGAAACGTTGGTAATTCAACTGGTTATGTAATAGGAACAAGAAGTTCGTCAAGTAGTCATAAATTATTTAGAAATAACACACAAATAGCAAATACTACAGCTGCAACAACTGGAACACCTCCAAATGCAAACTATTTTATAGGCGCATCTAATGTTATCGGAACTCCTACATATTATGATAGCAACGAAATGGCTATGGTAACGCTTGGCGACGGATTAACTGATACAGAAGCATCTAACTTATACACAATAATTCAAAACTACCAAACAATTTTAAGCCGAAATATATGATAGTATATAAACTAAAATCACAAGACGTAGACAAGGTAAAGGGCGGACAATTCGCACCTGATTGCTACTTTAATCCCGTTCAAGATATTGACGGAAACTGGATAATCTCAATAGAAGAGTTAGAAGGTATACAAAATCCTGACTTCATATTTTTAACTTTAAAAGAAGATGGGGAGTATATTAATGTAACTCCGATAGAATATAAACCCGTACCACCACCTCCGATGCCATGAAATTTAGCGACCTAAAATTCACAAGCGCTGATGTTGTTAAACTCGTTGGTTTCTTAGGTGT